CTATTTTTTACCAACCTTTTCGAGATTAAAATAGACGCTTCTATCTCCCCACACCTGGTCGTAACAATCTACAGCAGTTTCAGCATATCCTGTTTTTTTTATCTGGTAGCATTCCCCGGCCCACAACCTGCTCTTTTGAGGATGAATCATCCTGTATGGAGTTTTACCAACTAATTTTAATGTTTCGGCGCTTTGGCCGGCATAAATGTCGGCGTCTGGAGGATCAGAAGTGATAGTCAGAACACCTGGAACAACATCTTTAACAGGGAGATACCCTATTGATTTTAAACTTTCGACACAGTTGTTATGGGACATTTGAGCCAATGGAGCCCCCGCCCATCCCCATCCAGCTGCTGCGCAATTCATGTATTCGCCGGTGCTCGGATTAACGAGGATGGTATTAGGGGCCGCGCAGGCAGCAAGGAAAAAAACAACCACCGCTCCATATAAAATATATAGAGTTTTCATACTCTTTCTCCTTTATCCGGTTAGGGTAAATCCAAGCCGTTTGATTTTACGAAGGTGCTGGCGAAACAAGCGGTCTGGCTGAGAGTCTTTTTAAGGAGTTTTTATTTTTCATAGCTGGCGATTGTTTCGAGGATTTTGTCGGCGTGTTGATATATGTCTATTGCTGAATCGATGGGGATTCTGCTTTCTTCCTTATTGCTGTTGATTACGCCAAGATATTTTTGTTTGCTGTTGAACCAGAGGCGGCAGATCGGCTTGCGGTTGTTGTCGTCAAGCAGTATTCCCATATAGGATTTTGTGTCTCTATGCGCTACGCGGGCAGGGGAAATACTTTTTGCTGCGATGGCACGAACAATACTGAATCCTTCGAGCTCTTCCTCGGTAGTGACAATGCCATTCCTTCCTTCCTCTTCCTCTTTTTCTTTTACCGCGGTATTGCTTGTTACAGCATCCTTTTCGCTTTCAAGGGCGGAACGAAGCCTATCGCTGACCTTATCGCTCAGGAATTGACTGAATGCCTTTGAAACCAAGGGAGTAAACTGCTCTTTCATTGTCGCCGTGAACCTGCCGCCTGGGATTACCTGTTGGAAAAAGAAACGAACGAACTCTTCATTCGGAGACTCTGATTGAGCATTGAGCACCTTTTTTATTTCCGAGGTGTATTTCAGCTCGCTGGCGACGCTCAGCACTCGGTCAAGGTCAAAATCGTCCTTTGCCAGTTTTTTCACCTCGGCTAGTGCGTTCGGCTTCAGATTCAGTAAATCCAATTCCAGGAATGGCTTGTCATCCATTCTGTTCTTTTCTTCCAGATCGGAATAGAATTTATATCGTATCCCATTGGTAAGAATAGCGATTCTGGCTTTGGTCACGGCAAAATACCTATAGAGCTGACTCATATTTTCCTGGCACAGATCGCCGGCCGCACATTTGCACTCAACCAAGATAATGGCCTCGCCGTCGCGCATGATTGCATAGTCCACCTTCTCGCCCTTCTTTGTGCCGATATCAGCCGTAAACTCAGGTACTACCTCCTGGGGGTTAAAGATGTCGTAACCAAGGGCTGCAATGAACGGCATTACGAGAGCGTTTTTGGTGGCCTCTTCTGTCATCAGGTGATTTTTCAATTTGGGCAACCTTTGGACGAGTGCGGCAATTTTCTCATCAAAGCCCATGTCATTCCTCCATATTAAAATTACTTATTTTTTGTAGAAGTTCCATTGGGTTAGGTCGGAGGGAGTGGGGGTGGACGAATAGGTGTCCCAGAGGAGGTGGCCGGTGGTGCGGGAAGAGACGTCTTCGGCGGCCATGTTTGGGGTGATGTAGTTGCCCAGGATCTCTTGGTTGATGCCAAGGGTGAAACGGAATTTATTGTCGGGCCTGATCCAGAATATTCCTACTTCGGTTTCATACGTCCATAGCATTTCCTTCCCCCTTCAAGGAAAGTGTTTAGGAGTTGAAATTCTCAGTCAATTTTTACGAGGGTGCGGGCGAACCAGACGATCTGGCCGAGGACTTGGATGTCTTTGCGGTCGGCTTCGTAGGGTTCGTATTCTTCCTTGTTGTCGGACATTATCAGGATGCGGTCGGCGGGGCGGAGGGCCAGGCGCTTGACCATGACGGTGTTGTCCATGCGCAGGGCGTAGACCTTGCCGTCGTAGACGTGGCGACGACCGGTATCGAGCATGACCACGTCATCTTCGATTATCGTTGGCGCCATGGAGTTGCCGGTCACATGGACCAGGACGGCATTTTTGGGACTGGTGAGCGTCCGGGCGAGCCACTCCTTGCGGAAGGCATAGTATCCTTCCGTGTTTTCCGACAAAACAAATGCGCCGTTGCCCGCCGAAAGCTGGACCTCCGCCATGGGAACATAGTCGAATTCTTCCGGATCAGGGTTCGCATGTTTCGGAATTAAAGCCTTACCCTGGTCACATGTTTCATGGGCAGGGAAAGAGGATGAGCGGCCAGTCATTAACCAGTCAGTGTTGCCATTGAACGCGCTGGCGATCTTTAAAGCCCACTCTGCGGGGAAATTATCCCTTTTGCGTGCACCAGAAATTGACGAATTGTCAATTTCTAAAAAATTCGCAAGATCAATTTTTTTTGTCCACCCTGTCAAGGATTGAACTCTCTCCCAGATCTCGTCAAATTTTTTCATAAAGTTTTACCAGGAAAAGTTAAGAGTTACGCACGGTAACTTTAAACTTTCTTTTAACCTGACTTTTGCAAAGCTGGTTCCGGTGTAACGCATTGTATGTCCGAGGTTAATTGGTTCTTAGCCAACTTATTTCTGTTAAAATTAACTTTTAACCAATAAATAGACTTGATTTTGGAATAAAAATTGGCTAAAAGTCAATTATGAGCGTGAAAAGTTTCACATTTCTAATTTCAAACTACACCAAGGAATTTAGCCGGTCAACGTCCGGCAGGTAAAAAGTTTGGACGGTGATCGTCACAAAGGCGGACGATACGGCGCAAGCCAAGGAGACAGGCCGAAAGTCAATGAAAGCAAACCAGCTCAATCTTTTTCACCAACCCACTTTCAATGTTTTGCGGGACATCAAGGCGAGTATGGCCACGGCGGTCGACCAGTGCGGCAGGTCCAGGGAACAGGTCTGCGACGCGATGAACGACCTGGCGGAACGCTACGGGGTCCGGTTGACCAAGGGCAACGGGTCCAGGCTGTCTCTGGCCACTCTGGAGAAGTGGCTCAACCAGGAGGACAAGGAACACATACCCTCCATCAAGGCGTTGCCCATATTCTGCGCCGTGGTTGACAGCATCGAGCCGCTGCGAGCCATGGTCGAGCCGCTGGGGTGGCAGATCATCGGCGACCAGGACGCCAAGCTGCTGGCCTGGGCCAGGCAGTACCACAGGGCCAGGGACGCACGAAAACGCATGAAACGGATAGAGGCCGAGTTATGAGAAACACCGCAGAGATACGCAGTTGGATGTTCCGCAACGGCATCAAGCTAGTCGATATTCAGAGGGAGCTGTCCATGAAAAGCGCGACCCAGGTATGCGAGACAATCAACGGCAGCAGGAACGACAAGCGGGTGCTGTCATGGCTGAAAGGCAGGGGGTGCCCTGACCGTTTCCTGGCTATCCCACCTGACAGGAGGGAGGCGGCATGAAGCGGGATTGGTACAGCGCCAAAGAACTGGCAGGACTGCCGGGGATGCCTGCAAGCATTGTTGGCTTATTGAAAAAAGCCAAAAGAGACTCCTGGCAGAGTCGGCCCCGCAACGGACGGGGCGGCGGCCGGGAATACCATGTGTCAAGTCTGCCGGAGGAGACCCGCCTCCACTTGGCCGCCCTGACGATCAGCGAGGGCAAGGGGCTGGCCGGCAAGATTGGGGTGGACCTGGCCCGCAGGGAGGCCGAGGAAAAGGAAAAGGCACGGATCGCAGGGGAGAAGCGGCTGGCGATGTACGCCGCCCTGCCAAAGGAGCAGCGCGAAATTGCCGACGCCAGGGTGACGGTGCTCAAGGCCAGGGATGTTTATGTCAAGACGGCCGGGTTTGCCAATGTCAAAAAGGGGACCCGGAGCTTTTGCGAGCGGCTCAACAGGGGCGACATTGCCCTGCCGGAGGATATCCGCTCCATCATCAAGGTCGTGTCCCCTTCCACCCTGTTCCGCTGGCAGCGGCTCTACAACGAGAGCGGCCCGGCGGCCCTGGCCAACCACTATCACAACCCCAAGCGGGGAACCACGACACTGACCCGGCCGCACCAGGATTTTGCCATCTCCATGCTGGTGACGCATCCGCACTGCACCGTCCAGACGGTGAGCGACGGCATGCAGGCCCGGTTCAACGGGCAGACGCCGCATATCGCGGCGATCCGCCGCTTCGTGAACCGCTGGAAGATCGAGCACAAGAGCCTGTACCTGTTCATGCGCAATCCGGACGAATGGAAGTCCACGCACATGTTCGCCTTCGGCCAGGCCGACGAACAGGTGGAGCGGCTCAACCAGTTGTGGGAGTTCGACTCAACGCCGGCCGACGTGATGCTGGTTGACGGCCGGCATTCAGTTATCGGGACGATAGACGTGCACACCAGGCGGTTCAAGCTGCTTGTGTCCAAGACCAGCAGGAGCACGGCAGTGGCCGGCCTGGTGCGGCGGGCCATCCTGGACTGGGGGGTGCCCGAGGCGGCCAAGACAGACAATGGCGCGGACTATGTTTCCCGGCACCTGGTGGGCGTGTTCGAGGCCCTCAAGATCGAGCAGGTCCTCTGCCCGCCGTTCACGCCGGAGGCCAAACCCCACATAGAAAGAGCATTTCGTACATTCAGCCACGGGATCGTGGAACTGCTGCCGGGATATGTCGGGCACAATGTGGCCGACCGCAAGGCGATCGAAGCCCGGCGCAGCTTTGCCGACCGGCTCATGGACCGGGACAGCGACCCGGTGGAGGTCAACATGACCGCCGAGCAATTCCAGGTGCTGTGCGACCGCTGGTGCGAGGCCATCTATCATCAGAATCCGCACCACGGCCTGGACGGGAAAACTCCGGCCGAGGTGGCGCGGGCCTGGCAGGGCACGGAGCGGCGGATCAGCGACGAACGGGCGCTGGACGTGCTGCTGGCCGAGGCGCCCCAGGGCGACGGCCTGCGGCGGATCACCAAGAAGGGCGTCCAGATCGACCGGCGGCACTACATTGCCGACGCCCTGGCCGGGCTGGAAGGCCAGACAGTGCGGGTCAAGCTGGACCCGACGGATTTCGGCACCATTTACCTGTTCAGGGAAGACGGCCGGTTCCTGTGCACGGCGGTCGATCCCCTGCGGCTCGGTCATGACCGGGCGGAGATTGCGGCCCGGTCCAAGGCGCTGCAAAAGCAGATCGTGCAGGCCGGCAGCCGGGAGCTGCGCAAGCTGGCCAAGACAACGGCGGTGGCCACGATCCACCAGGAGATCCTGGAGCACCGGGAGGCTCGGATAGCCAACATCATCGACATGCCGAAGGCGGCCGAGGAGTACACCACGCCGGCGCTGGAAGAAGCGGCAAAGGTTGTGGAGGCCATCGAGGCCGAACGGCGCGCGGACCGGGAAATGGACGAAATCGCCCTGGACAGTGCCGCCCTGCCGGCGCCGGCCGGAGAGGTCAAGCTGGAGCGGCCGAAAAAGAAGGTGGTGCTGATCTACACCGATTCGGACAAGTACGGGCAGATCAGGGATTCAGCGAAAAAAGTGGGCTCCATAACCAGGGCCAACGCCGAGTGGCTGGGCGAGTATTACCAGAGCCGCGGCGGCCGGATGTACATGCAACTTGAGGGCGACCTGCGGGAACGTTACCGCATTCAGGGCGACGAACAGGCAGAGCAATAAAAGGCGAGACCCGGCGCTGGAACGCCGGGCCTCAAGAACATCTCAATCCAACTGGAGGAAATATACCGCATGAAGAAGGAGTTTGCAATCACGCGCAACGTCCAGCAGTTCCTGGCCGGCATGGAGGTGGTCGAGACCCCGGTGAAGGGCCGGATCGGCATGGCCTTGGTGTTCGGAGAGCCGGGCACGGGCAAGACCGAGACGGCCCAGAAATACGCGGCGGACAACGATTACCCGTATATCAGGGCCACGGACATCATGTCCCGCCGGGCGCTGTTGTCACGCATCGTCGCCGAGCTGGGCGAGCAGCCGGCCTACAGGGCTGATGATTTGTTCGGTCAGGCTGTTGACATGCTCATCGACCAGCCCCGAACCCTGATCGTCGATGAGGTGGACTACCTGTGCCGGGGCGGAATGGTGGAGGTGCTGCGCGATCTCAACGACATCACCAACGTCCCGGTGGTCATGGTCGGCATGCACCAATTAGACCAAAAATTGAAGCGGTTCCGGCACTTGTATGACCGATTTTCGGCGGTGGTGCGGTTCCGGGCCTTTGATGTCGAGGATATTGCCGGCATTGCGGAGCAGATCTGCGAGGCGAAGATCTCCCCGGACGGGATCAAGTTCATCCATGATCGAGGCCACGGCAAATTCAGGCGGACGATGATCTGGTTTTCCCGGGCCGAGCAGCTTGCCAAGCGCAACAGCCTGGACTTGGTCACGGCCGAGCACCTGGCCACGGTGCGCAATGGAGGGCGGTCATGACGCTGCTGGGATCTGTGATCGATTGCCTGGGGGAGCGGGGCAAGAAGCCGGTCACCCTCGGCGAGATGGTCTCCTGCGCCGAACACGACCGGCGGCAGGTGCTGCGGGTCATGGATAAGCTGGCCAGGGAGGGCTATCTGAAGGAAATCGCCGACAATCCGGAGCCGCTGCGCAGCGGCGAGTACGGGCCGCCACGGCGTAATCCGACATGGCGGGTGGTCGGCGATCTGGACAAAAGACCGACGCCCAACCGGCCTAAAAAACAATCCCAGCGGAGCAAAATCTGGAAACTGATACGGGCCAAGCATCGCTTCACCAAAAGCGACCTGGTCATCCCCTCGGGCGCGACCCCAGGGACAGTGGACCGGTATGTGCGGAAGCTTGAAAAGCATGGCTATGTCCGGCGGACCGGCAAGGATGGGCGATCGACAACCTATATGCTGGTCAATCTCAAACAGATAGACCCGCCCGCCGGGCTGTTCGGAGGTTGACCATGAGCGAGATATGGCTGGAGATCCTCAGGCGGCAGACGGCCAACCGTTCGACGGCGGCTGCGGCCCGGGAACTGGGCGTGTCGCCGACCACCATATCCCTGGTGCTGTCCGGCAAGTACGGGGCATCGACGGATAAGATCGAGCGGCGGGTGATGCGGATCTACGGCGCCGGCGACGGCATCGACTGCCCGGTGCTGGGGCGGATCACCCCGCTGAAATGCGTGGAGACCTGGGAGCGGGCCGGGAAGATCGGATCGCGGGCCGGGAACCCGAGGACAATCAGGCTGTATAAAGCCTGCCTTAAATGCGACTTACGGAACAATTAAAAACGAAGGAGACGGCTATGAATACCACACTGGAAATGATTGCCCGGGACCTGTCCGATCTACAGGAAAGCGTGTCCCAGGGGCTGCTGACAGATCAACTGTTGATGGAGAAGATCAACAGAATCCGGAAATTCGCGTTCGATGAGGGGGCGAGGATGGTTCCGCGGTTCGCTGAGGATGAGATTCTCGACGGGTACTTTACGGACGCGGTTGAGCAGGCCCGGCGGTTTGTCGAGCTGGCCAGGGAGGCGCTGGAAAACGAAAGTATTCCCCCGCTGACCATGCTGCAGCTTGTGTACGCGGCGGATCTGTTTTCGACCAAAGTGTACAGGTGGTTCCATCTGCGGAATCTGCGGGCGGTGCAGGAATTGAACAGGAGGGCGAACTGATGACCAAAATAGCCATACCGGAGGGATACCGGCAGAACGCGGCCGGACACCTGGTGCCGGTCGAGTCGATCAAGGAAGAGGACCTGCTCAGGGATGAATTTGTCCGCTCGGTCATAGAGGAGGCGAAAAAGTTGTCCGCCGTGGTAACGGCATTTAAAGACCGCCTGGGCGATGAGATGCAGGCGTTCCTTGATATGTCGGCCGAGCAGTACGGAGCAAAGTTGGGCGGGGCACGTGGGAATGTGACGCTGACCTCGTTTGACGGCAGGTACCAGATTCTGCGGGCCGTGTCCGATCAGCTTGATTTTGACGAGCGGCTGCAGGTGGCGAAATCCCTGATCGACGACTGCCTGCGGGAGTGGACAAAAGACAGCCGGGCGGAGATCCGGGCGCTGATCGACAGCGCCTTTCAAGTCGATAAGAAAGGCAGAATCAACAGCAAGAGGATTCTGGCTCTGCGCAACCTCAAGATCGAAGACGCGACGTGGAAAAAGGCCATGGAGGCCATTGCCGACGCGATCAAGGTGACCGGCTCGCGGGTGTACTACCGCATGTACGAGCGGGACGAACGGGGCGAGTACCGGCAGGTCCAGATGGATTTTTCGGGGGTATGAAGCGAAATCCCGCCGCCGGCGGGATCGTCCGGGCGTGGTGGCCCGGGCCTGATGAGCAGCCATACCAGAAGACAGAAGACAGATGACAGACAAGTGCCACCATTTCGAGCGGAGGAGATGACCGATGGAATGGACCAAGAAGCGGGCGCGGCAGTACACCAGGCTGCGGATCGAGACGGCAAAGGAATCGCTCACCAAAGCGGCTGGGTACTGGGGCGATCTCGATTACAGCGTGATCGACGCGATCGACCAGGCCATCGGAGCCCTGGATGAGATCGGCCAGGCGATGGACGACGCGGTGGCCCCTGAAGAGGACCGGGACTGATGAGCGTTGACGCGACCATTATATTCCTGATCGGGTTTATTGCCGGGGTTTTCGCCGGCCTGGCGCTGGCGATGGAGAAGTGGATTCGGATGGACAGAGCGCCTCGGATCAAGGTGCCCCCGGGAACAGGCGGGCTGTTGATCACCTCCTACAGGCATATCGATGTCGTTGACTGCAACACTGGCGACGGAGGGAACCATGATAAAGAAGACGCGGACGGTGCTGATCACCGGTGAATGCGGGAAGTGCGGGAAGTTTGACGTGGTGCGGAAACGCAAGCCGGTCCGGTCGGACGGCTGCCCGGAGCGCGACCTGCCGAACAATGTGGTTTGCCCGACCTGCCGCTGCTGGGCGGAGATCATCAAAGTAAAGGATCGGTGACATGATGCGCATAGGGTTGATATTTCTGGGGATGCTGGTGCTGATTTTCGCATGGCTCGACACACTCTGGCTCAAGGAGAGAGAGGCCGCGAACGAGACCGGCTATGCCATCCCCGACGATCGGCAGCGGCGGGTGCAGGTGGTGCGGGCCGGGGTGCTGCTGGATGATGTGGCGGCCGGGGGCCGGCGCGGCGTGTATGTGATCACCGACCGGGACACCGGGGTGGAATACATCGGCATCAGCGGCATCGGGATCGCGGAGGTGAGGCGGTGAAAGGCATGTGCCAGACATGCGGGGCCACGGCGCCGTTGGAGTGGTTTTTGAATGAGCCGGTGGCCCGGCAAGTGCTGGTTGCGGCGTTGGCCCTGCCGGTTGCTGTGCAAAGCCAACTGCTGGGATACCTGGCGCTTTTCAGGCCGGCGGGGGGATCGATGCAGCCGCGCAAGGCATTGCGCCTGGTCAATGAGATAGCCGCCCTGGTGGCGCAGGGGCACGTGCAGATCAAGGGCAGCCCGGCCCGGCCGTGCCCGCCCAGGCTGTGGGCGCAGGCCATGGAACAGATGAGTGAGCGCCGGGACAGCCTGCGGCTGCCGCTGGGCAGCCATCAGTACATGATCAAGATCGCCTGGGGACTGGCCGACGCCGAGGATGCGAAAAACGAGGCAGTGCGGCGTGAACTGGAGGCATCCGGCGATTACCGGAGTGCGGCTGAGCGCGCACAGGGAGGGGATGATGGATTACTGCCCATCGAGCGGGCGATGATGACCAGAAGCCAGAGGACGGCGGAGGAGTAGCCATGCCGAGCAAGAAGAACCTGGCGAAGATCCATATTGCCAAGAAGGAGCTGGGCCTGACCGAGGAGGTTTACCGGGACGTGCTGCGGGGGATCACGGGCAAGAACACGGCGGCCAAGTTGAATGACAACCAGGCGGAGAGGGTGCTGCGGCATTTCATCCGCCTGGGCTGGAAGCCAAAATACCAGCCTGAACTGCCCGGCCTTACCATTCCCAGGGACCCGCAGTCACAGAAGATCCGGGCCTTGTGGATTACCCTGCACAAGGCCGGGGTGGTGCGGAACGGATCGGAAGGGGCGCTGCTGGCTTTCGTGCGACGGGTGGCACTGCGTGACCGGCTGGAATGGTGCAGTGTGCAGGACAAAAGCGCGGTGATCGAGGCGCTCAAGGACTGGGCGAGAAGGGAGGGCGTCAGCGTTGGGCATCAGGGTAATTGATATACCTGACGAGTATCGGCCGGCCATCGAGGAACTGCCCGGCGATCTGCAACGGATCGCCGAACACATCGAGCAGCACAGGCCAGGACGGGGGGTTGAGATAACCCTGATCCTGGCCCAGATTTTCAGGGGGCAGAACCTCTACATCAGGAACATCGATTACCTGCTCCGGCAGATCCGCGACGATGCGATCCGGGCAGAGTATGACCGGGGCGGGGTTACGGGCCGGGAGCTGGCGACCAGGTGGGGGCTGTCGCAAAGGATGGTGGAGAAGATATTGGCGAGTGCGGGGAAGGAGGATGGGAGGCAGTTGAATCTGTTTTGA